AGATGCTTTAAAATTATTAATAGGTCAATTATTAATAGATACAAATGAACAAACTATAAATAAAGATATCTTTTCTTTTGCAATTAATGTAATTACTTTAGTTTCGGGAACAATTTTAACAATTTTAAGTAGTGTAATTCGCTTTCAGAATTATAGAGAAAAAATGGAAACTTTACGAGATATGCAAGAAAAGCTAATTTGCGTTAAGGGCGATAATACACGCAATACTGTTATTTTAGATATGGCAAAAGATGAAGATGATCATCTGATGAAATTAGTAGAAGAGAATATGAAAGACAATGCGCATATTATTAATAGTATAAATATAATAAGTGAAATTACTAATACAGAAATCATAAAATTTCATAATTATATGGCTGATTATAAAAATTCCATTGCAGAAATTAAATCAAAAGAAAAAGTGAATGAATTTATAATTAAAAAGAAATTAGAAAATAGCATCAAAAATATTGTTGATATTAAAAATGAGTCATAACATTAGAAATGGATGTCGTTGATGATATTATGGTATACATAAATAATATTACCGAAAATATAACAAACGATATAAACAGTAATGTTGACAATTTTAAATTTGAATGGGACAAGTTTCATGAAGAAATAAAAAAAATAGATATATATCGAAATTAATTACTATACGCTAATCCTCCCATACCTGAAAGAATACGCAATACATTATAATTTACGGCGTATATGTATAAAGCTCCTTCAATTGACGATTGTATATTTAAAATAGATGTATCAATCCGTGACATATTTAATGTTCCAGTTGGTTGATAATCTTCCGGTGTTAATGCAAATGAATATAAATTAATACCAGTTGTTGTTTTTGGAAGACATGTATGATGTTGGTAAGGTTGAACAAGAGAGAAATAATTTCCTTTCCGTTCGCTGAATCGTTCATTACCATTTAATATTAATTTTGCAGTTACAACTGGATTTGTTTTATTTTTATAATTATTATATTCATTATTTGTCGTAAAATTATTCCAATTTATTTGATTCGTATCATCTATTTTCCCATAAGGACGAATTACCCATATTAATTCTTTTACAGTATGATTAAAATTAATTCGATAACCTTGAACATTTGCTCTATTTGTAATTGGTATAGAACCCGTATGTTGAAGTTGTTCTATTAAATATTCATGTGATTGTTGTGCGAATTTTCTCCTTTCATCCGTATCTAAAAATATATAATCGACCCAACATTCTGCGGTAAAATGTTGAAATGATGTTTTTGGTGTTTTTATAGAAAATCCAATATCATACTGTCCATTTTCTAATATTTTATCTTGATTATCGTTTAATATATCTCCAACATTTTTAGCGCATATTTCTTCAAATCTTGAAAATTCTATATTTATTTTTACTTCATGATATTGTAATGCAATTAATGGTAATGCTAATCCTACATTACGACAAAACCAAAATTGTAAAGGTATATATAATGTTGTATCTGTATCTACAATAACAGGTCGATTTTCTTTATTTCCACCAACTAATTTATAATATCCTTCATGTTTTCCTTTTGCTAAAGTTAATTCATTCCATATATACATCCATTCCGCATAATGTTTATCTACACGTTGTCCTCCTATTTCTAATTCAATATTTTTAAGTATTTTTAAACCATAAAATGGTTGTAAAAGGTATGTATTATCTGCATCCGCTTTAATATATAATTTAAGCCAAATAAATGAAATCATATCTCCATTGCGTGTAATTTGAACAGTCACTTTATTACCTAATTTAACTGTGCCATTAAATGTTTGTTGTACAGATTCCATGCAAAAATTAGTATGACGTCTATAAATCATTTTAAAAAAAGTAATCTGTGGATTTCCCGTTAAATAAACATCTTGTGCCCCATAAACGGCTAATTGTATAATACCACCCCCCATTTTACTTTTCTTATAGAAATAAAGTTATATACATAGTAAATAATGAAAAAAATAATAATCGAATAATTTAATTAGAATATGCAAGACCACCCATCCCTGAGAGAATACGAAGAACATTGTAATTGACCGCGAAAACCCAAAGCTGACCATCTGTTGAAGCACTATCATCATTTCCAAGATGAAGGGTCGCGGTATCAATACGAGACATATTGAGGGTGCCTGATGGCTGATGTTCTTCTGGTTTTAAACCAAAAGAATATACGTTGATATTCTTTCCATCAGGAATATTCTCATGATGCTGGTAAGGCTGAACGGAGGAGAAATAGGTGGAATCTCTTTCAGCAAAGCGATCATTGCCATTCAGCTGAAGTTTCCCTTTCCCAGTAGGCGTAAAAGTTTTCCAAGTACTCGCCACATCTGAAGCCACATTTACCCAGACAATTTCTTTTACGGGATGATTGAAATTTAATTTTATCTTCTTGGAAGATCCGCCGGTCATTGATTCGGTGCCCGTAAACTGAACCTGTTCGATTAAATATTCGTGGGACATCTGTGCAAAACGGCGTCTCTCGTCGGTATCTAAGAAGATATAATCGACATATAAGGAAGCATCCAGAGTAGGTAAAATAGTCACACCACAATTCACGGCAGATTCAAAAGTGACATTGATTTTAACTTCGTGGTATTGGAGTGCAATTAAGGGAAGCGCTAACCCTACATTGCGACAAAACCAGAATTCAAGGGGAATATATAATTTAGCATCGGCACTATAACTTTTACCAATCATTTTATCATAACCCTCCTTTTTACCAGAGGGAAGGGCAAGCTCGTTCCATACATGCATCCATTGAGAATACTGGCGGTCGATTAATTGGCCACCAATTTCTAATTCAACCTGTTTGATGAGACGTTGTCCTAAATATGGTGCGACTGTTCCTGAACCACCTACGGTCGCTTCAATATACATTTTGTGGATTAAATCACCATTGCGAGAGATTTGCGCAGTGACACGTTTATCGAAACCAACGGTCCCGTTAAAAGTCTGCTGGATAGATTCTAAGGAAAAGTTGGTATGACGACGGTATACGACCTTGAAGAAGGTAATCTGGGGATTACCAGTTAAATATACATCCTGCGCGCCATAGGCAACTAACTGTAGAAGACCTCCACCCATTCTTTAATATATAGAGAAGATAAAAAAATGATAAGATTTTATAATATATGTCTTCTTTAACAAAACTAGCATTTAATCCAAAATCAAGAACATATAAATAACTAAATCATATCAAAAATGAAAATATGGGCAAATTTATTGTGCATAAAAATGAGATAAAAATGACAGTGTTTTTCATTTTATTTTTATAAATGACGACTACACATGAGATAAAATCACTCGAGAATGGCTATGTTTATTTACTCCATAGGCATTATATGGATCAGAATATATATAAAATAGGCCGAACACATCATCTGAATGATAGACTCTCATCAAATGGAAAAGGATATGATAAAGGCTCCTTTACGATAAAGTTCTTTCGATCTTGTGATTATGACTCGAAATTAGTTGAAAGGAAAATAATCAAGCTATTTAAACGGAAATATATTCAACGAACGGAATATGGAAAGGAGTATTTTCAAGGAGATTATGCCAAAATGGAAAGTGATATCTTTGCTTTAGCAAAACTAAAGCCTGTAAAAAAACCACAAACACATGAAATTATAATAATAAGTGATAGTGATAGTGAAACCGAAGAAGAGTATGATACAGATGCGGAATATTATAGTGCGAATGAAGAAGAAGAAAAAGAAAAATGCTATCACACATATAATACACGATATCAATCAAATAAAAAAAATATTGTTACGCAAATGAGCGAATTGAAGATGTAAAATAGCTAGTAAATAAGCTTTAATTTTTAAAGTTGCAATTATATAAATCTCCACAGAAAGCCTTTAAAGATTTCATTATTTTCGGCATATTTTTTGGCGGTTTTAGAAGATATTTTAAAGCTATTGCATAAATCTGTAATAGAAAAAAATGTTTTTATAATTTTATTGGTTTTAGGGTCAATTTGTTGAATTTGTTTTCCGGATAGTTTATGTCCTAACACGGGTAATTTATTTTGTGCAAGATATTTATCCTGTAGTGGCTTTTCTACCATATCCCATAGAATGAAATACTTAGAATCTACCATTGTTTTATAGTTAATCGCAATACTTATCACAGAAGCGCATTTTTGAAGATATTCTCCTGCTTCTTTTTGTTGTAAAAATACCTTTT